GGACCGGGAAGCGGAACACCCAGTTCTTCTTCGATTTTTCTCCTGTAGGCAAATGCAACGTGCTCTGAGATATGCGCCGCCATCGCTGCTTCTGCTGATTTGGCCGTGGGGCTTTGCGACATAATCTCCATCACCTTCGGGTCCTGGATCAGCGCGACATGGGTCTGAATATGCGCTTCGTGGTCCTGGTAGATGAATGCCTTAACAGGCTCGCCATTGATAATGTTCATGTTCTCAGAGACCGGATCTGCAATTTCCACCTCGTCCTCAAGCGGAACAATCTTGTCTGTATCACGAATACCAAGCACATCGAGCATTTGCCTGTGAAGTAACGGCATGTCGTACATTTGCGGTGCCTGGGCAGCTAATTGTAACGCCGCCTGGTACTGCATAATCCGCTGTGCCATCGTGCCTGCGTTGGGATCACTGACCGGGATGATGTCCACGCGGTCATCGAAGTCTTCCCGGGTCAGTTCACCATCAGCAGCATCGTAGGGATACTCGGATGGGCCAAAATCACGCACTATTCCTGACAGAATCCGCAATTCCTTGCGCATCGAGGCATGAAGTCGTGCCTGGACTGCGCTCATCACCTTCATTGAGCGTTCCAGGATCGCCAGTGTTGTACCAACCGGCGCTTCGGCGTTCATATCGGCGGCTTTTACGTCACCGGCAGAGGCAAATCGCCTGCCTTCGGTGACAATATCGCCTAAAAGCTGGTAAAGGACATTGGAAGGCTCTTTGTAGGGCAAAAACGTGATGTTGTCGCGGATTGCGCCGCCCGGAACGTCCACATCGCGGAATTCACCCGGCATAATCGGCGTATCGTCGCCTTTTATGCGTAATCCACGGGATTTTAAGCCACCGGGCAGGTTGGAAAGCGTTCCTGCGTCCACCAACTGGCGTAAAACGCTGGTCGCGGACTTCGCCAGCCCCCCAATCATGTGAATCAGGCCGAATCCGTAGAACCCGAGGCCCGGAAGGTACTGATAATGGACGAAATGCTCCCGCTTCATCTTCACCGGGTCGTTTTCATACCAGTTTCTGCGGATCGAAAGCACGTTTCGGCTGGATTTGTCGATACTGACCACATACGGCAGGGCAATCCCTGTCGGTTCACCGTTCTCGGTGTCTTCAAATCCGGGTAAATCCAGTTCTGCCTGAATTTCCAGAATAGTGTGGCGGTTATCGAACTCATAATTGGCCGACCCGCCTGTTAACTGGTTGTATTTCCTCTCGATCTCGCTTGTGTCAGGACTGGGGTCAGGCAAATCAATGTCGCTGTAGAAGCCGGAGACCTGCAATTTACGGATTTCATTGCTGGTCCGCTTCATTATGTGAGTGGCTCTCTCACAGGTAACCAGATCAGAAGCCCCGTAGCTCACCACGAAGTCTTCCGCAGGCACGAACATTGAACAGGGTCGCTCCATGTTGGGATCGTAATAGACTTTCCTGAACGCAGACCCCGCCAGCGGCAACGAGAACAGCATTTTCTCTGTTTCTGCGCGGTATTCGGTCATCTTTTCGGTGATGAGGTAGTTCAGGTAGTCGCGTACACGACCGGCCTGCTGCTCTTTTTCGCTGGTAATCGTTCCGACAATGGATGTTTTGACAGGTCCGGCGGCAGGGAATATCTCCTGAATGGCCTGTGCCTGGAAGCGGATAACCGCCTCGGTCAATACCGGGTGAAATACCCCGCAAGCCCCGTCCCAGGGTTCTGTTCGGTCTTCGTTCTTGAGGCCGAGAAGATCAAGCCCGTTGATATAGGTATCTTCCCAGTCAGCGCGGGAATCCCTGTCTGCTTCAAATGCGCCGATCAGGTCAGAAGCGATCTTGCGCAGGTCGTTGTCTTCAATAACGTCAGCCAGGTTCTCGTTATGGTCTGTACTGCCCGGCATCATCCCGCTGGGGTCAAAATCTATGATTACCCCGCCATCAGGGGTTTCAACAGATACCGACTCAGGATTGACAATATCTATTTCTAGACCAGCCTCGGCTCCCGGCTGCGCAAAGGGGTCTTGCCCCATTGGGCGCTCTATCGCCATTTATCCATTTTTCCTGAAAGTTTGAGGGCGAGCAGCGCCACTGCCACGGGCCACTGTGCCACCACCTTTCATCTTTTTAACCTTGCCGCCCTTATCGTACTCAACCTTGCCGCCCTTTTTGTACTTAACCCTGGCCTTGCCTGGTTGGTCTTCCTTGCTGTCGTAATAGCTAGGCATTCTCCTCTCCCGTTCTGTAAAACTTCTTCTCCCACTCCTTGTGCCTTTTTACAGGCTCTCTGAAGTAAGGAACCCATCGAGCGGCTTTCAATATCAGCCAGTTTATCCAATTCCAAGGTACAGGCAATGGTCTCATATAGTCAATAAACAATACTACCCGATTGTTATTGCTCAAATTTACAGCAAAATGCTCATAGGTGTCATCAAAAACCACCGCCTCCCCGTTTTTCCAGCGATATTCTTTCTTGTTACAGACCAGAATTGACTCCCCGTCCGTCGGGATCATCATGCCTAAATGAATACGGATAATCCCGCACCACGGCCCTTCATGGGGCATCAGCATCTTGTTAGGCCCGATCACTGAAAAATACGCCGAGACAATATTCCTGTTGCTGTCGAGGATTTCCATTGTTTTGGGAACCTCCTCACAATTTCTTTTGAAACGATAAGTCCCCGCTTTGAGGAAAAACATCTTCCATTTATCATCATTGGAAATATAAACCTGGTCAGGGCTGATGTCCTGAAAAGGCGCAAACCCGGATACCCGTTCCATAAGGGGTTTAAGCTCGGCAAGAATTACCTCGTAATTATCTTCAAGTTCCTGCGTAACCGGGAAGTCTTTTTTATCAAAAAAATCATTATCTCCTGCCAGAGACTTTCTCCTGAAAACAGGCCGGAAGAGCTTTTCCACCCAGTATTCGTTAATGATTACATCGGCCATCAGTAATAAGCCGCTCTTTTACGATACATGGGCTCATCTTCCTCGTCAGTATTCAGGCGCAGAAACCCTCCCTGCCTGAAACGTAACAAAGCCTGGGTGCTGCTATCCACCAGGTCATCATGCTCTCCCACCGGAAACGCAGCAAATTCCTCTATAACCATCTCAGCAAATCTTGTTTCAGGACACCACACCACGCCCGATGCAAAGAGATCCGCCACGGCGTTAACCCGCGCTACCTTGTCATTGCCCCTTGATGGCGTGTATTCAGAGACAGGAATACCCATAGCGCGTAATTCAAAGACCAATGGCGTACCTGCCGCTTTCGCCTCAACAATGCAGGCATCAGGTTCCCAGTTATTGTAGAACTCCATTGCCATTTTCTTCAGTTCAGGGAACTCAAGCCGTTCTTTATGGGCATCGAGCAGGATGATATTGGGTCGTGTCTGTCCATCGTCATCGGGCTGGTAGAAAACGCCCCAGGTGGTACAGGCTGAATAGTCGGCTCTGCGGGTTTTCAGAAAAGCCGTATCCCATGACTGGATAATAAACTCGCATTGCGGCGGAAGCTCTCTTTCCCAGCGTTTCCACCATTCCCGCTTGACCAGCGCACCGCCCTCGGAGGTAGGTTCCTGCTGGTACTGGGCTTCCCACTTGGGCGCAGGCAGTTCACTTCTCAGTGCAAGCAGTTCTTCCTGGCTCCAGAACTCCGGCCAGAGTGCATTACCGGAAGGCATGATGGCCGGAAACTCAATCAGTTCCCAGTCATCCACGCCCTCTCGCTGGGTAGAAGATTTAATGATTTTCCCTGTCAGGTCGCGCAGATGCCAGCGGGTCATAACAATAATGATTGCCCCGCCTGGCTGTAATCTCTGGCGTGGGCCGGAGGTATACCATTCATAGGTTTTATCAAACACAGACGCATCAATGCTCTGGCCGTCCTGCTCGGAGTGGGGATCGTCAATAATCAGCAAATCCGCACCTTTACCTGTAACAGCACCGCCTACACCGATAGCGAAGTATTCCCCGCCCTGACTGGTGCTCCAGCGTCCTGCTGCCTTTGAATCTGCCCTGAGTGCCAGTTCAGGAAAAACTTCTTTGAAATCATCGGCATCGACAAGGTTCCTGACCTTGCGCCCGAAACCCACGGACAGTTCTGCGGTATGGGAAGCCTGGATAACTTTCTTCCCCGGGTTCTGGCCTAAAAACCATGCGGGTAACAGGTAAGAAGCAAATTCTGACTTGGTGTGTCTTGGGGGCATATTGATAATCAGGCGCTTGAGATCGCCCTTGATTACCCTTTCAAATGCCTCGGCAACAACCTTGTGATGCCTGCCCTCTATAAAGGCAGGCCATACATAATTGACAAATCCCAGAAAAGATTCCCTGGCAGATTCTTTCTTTTTGGCTTCGTGTAAATCTTCCAGTAATTCCAGAACTTCCCGCTTATCTTCAATATCAGGAAGATTCTTTACCTGATTCAGAGTTTTTAGATCTACTCCTTCCAGCATAATTTTTCAGGCATTATTCGATCAACTTGTCTACTTTTGCGCGGTTTTCGATATGCTCTGCGGCGATATCGTCCTTGGACTGTCCGTGATAAGGCACTGCGTGTCCTTCCTGACACATCAGGTCATTGGCGCACTGGCCGTGTTTATTGATAATTTTGCCGAGAATACGCCCGAATTTGCCCCTGCCACTGCCCTTGGCAGTCTCAAGGGTGATCTGGTAATCCTCCGCTTCAATGAAATCGACAAGGTATTTCTTGGCAAGCAGGCCGTATTTCTTCTCAACCCTGTCGCGGGTACGCGATTCCGGCGTATCAATGCCGTAGAGCCTGATGCGTTGTTTAGCGAGGATAACCTTAAAGCCAAGGTCTATATCACAATCAACGGTATCGCCATCAATGATACGGGTGATCTTCGCCTTGTACTGATACATCAGTCAGGAACTTTTAATGGACCGGCTCATGTTCAGGCAATTCATCGACATCTTCAGTACTGAATTCATTACTTATTTCTGCAATAGAGGCCAGTTTTGCCTCAAGCAGACTTTCAATTTCAGAAGATGAGCGTTCCTTGCTCTCAATGGAAATATCGGTACGCATCATCCCGCTGACACGGGCAAGAAGCTCTGCACTGCGTAACTGGCTGGATGTGGCTTCTATTTCACCATCTATCCATGTCCTGAGTTTATCGAGAACCCGCTGGGAATCACTTAAAACCAGCAATTCCTGCTTTTTCCTGATTTTTTCCTGATTTTGGGAAATAATTTTCCTTTCCACATCAATCAGTTCACCGATGGTTTTACTTGCCAGTAACCTGCAAGCCTCGACTCTCTGGGC